CTATGTATGCATCACATATGCCAACAGGAGGGTTAGCAGTTAAATTTTTCTCAAGCACAGTAGTTAAACTATGGTCAAGTGATTCTGACAATAATGCATTAAAGTCAAAAATTACAGTAGGAGATAAATTGATTGAAGGAAAAGTAGGAAGAAAAGTTAACTGGCATATTGACTTTAACAAGACTGGTCCAGGATTCCTTGCTGGTGAATATGACTTCTACTTTGAAGGAGATACCATCGGAGTGGATAAGGTAGCCGATCTTGTAGACACTGCAGAACTTTTAGGAGTTATTGAAAAGGGTGGTGCTTGGTACACAGTGCTAGGCGAAAGACTACAAGGTAGAGCAAAGGTAATTGAATACTTAAAAGAAAATCCAGAGAAACTAAAAGAACTTGAATCAACAATCAACGCCTAAATATACTTTGTATCCTGGCAAATTTATTTGTCACACTTGCAAAGAAGAAGTTCCAAAAGCAAGAATGTATGTAGAAACAGGAGATCTTACTTGGATGTGTACTAAAAAGCATATGTCAAAAGTAACTTTTCCACAGAAGGGATATTGATGAGTGAACGTGGAGAATTAAAGCGTATTGGTGCAAAGCCACACGTTAATTCTGGCAGAGGTCCAGTCAAGGGTGATGGATCACTAGATGACTTTGTTGTTGATGTAAAAGAATATTCAAAGTCTTACTCAGTAAATCAAGATTCCTGGGCAAAAATTGTGTCAGACACAATGAGGGTAGATAGAAAAAAGAATCCAGCACTTATGTTAGTACTTGGGTCAGGGCATAAAAAGGTAAGACTTGCTATAATTGAGTGGGAAGTATTTGAACAACTAAGAGAGAAAAAATAATGGAAACTACAGTAGAATTATTAAATAGACTAACATCTTTTAATGAGATGTCTGAATATATGAAAGATGAAGAGTTTGAAAAGACTCTTGGAATTGTTGCAAAGTTAATAGTAAATCCAGATGTTCCAGCAGCAAAGGCTACATTATTAATTACACAGTTACAGGCCTACTCTGCAAAATTTGCAATGATGGCTGCATGGTACTCACATGTAAAAAAAGACGATAGGTCAAAGAAAAATATGTATTATGCAATTAGAGAAGCAACAGATAAACTTGTTGATGCACTTAAGTATAACGTAAGGAACTTTTAATGACAAAAGGATTAGTTAAAAAAATGGTAAAAAAACAAGAGCCAACATTGGACTTATCAAAGATTGCAGATCATATTCATGATGGACATATGAAATTATCTAGTAAAACTGGATTTATTAAAAAGAAAACATTTAGCCCATCAACATTGGTTTTTGGTAATGGTCATTGTGCACGTTACTGGTATCTTGCATTTGAAGGAAATGAATGGGAAGAAAAAAACACTGGAATCAATTATGCAAATATGAATACTGGTACTTCTAGCCATGAAAGAATCCAAGGTGCTCTTGATGCACAAGGAATATTAGAGTGGAAAGAGCAACAGATAACACATAGCGATCCTCCAATTTTTGGATATGCTGATGCAATGATTAAACTAGAAGAAAAACTAGTTCTTCTTGAAATTAAAACAACAAAGAACGAAGCATTTGAATATCACAAAGCAAAAGGTACAGCAAGTTCATATCACGTAGAACAGTTATTAATTTATATGAAGATCTTGAAACAACAAATAGGTGCCATTGTTTATGAAAATAAAAACACTCATGAAATATTAGTAATACCTGTTGTTGCAACCCAAGACCATGTTGACTTTATTGAATACTTCTTTGACTGGATGAAAAAGGTTAAAAAAGCATTTGATGATCAACAACTTCCAGAAAGAGCATATAGAAAAGATTCAAAGGTATGTGGATCTTGTCCAGTAGAAAAGGTATGTGATTCAAGAGATAAGGGTGTTATCAAGATTGAAAGAAGGAAAGAACTTGAATGATAAAGCATTGTCAATGGTGCGATGATTCATTTAACACCGAAAGTAAAAATCAAATTTATTGCTCTGGCAAATGCAGGTCTGAAGCAACTAAACAAAAGATTGTACAAAGATATAAAATCACCAAGTCTAAAGAACGAATTGGCAAGGATAGGATTTGTGCTGGTGGTTGTGGTACCAATCTTAGCATTTACAATGACAATACTTTTTGCGACACTTGCTTGGTTAATAACAAAAGGGTAGATAGATTTCTAAAAGAGATAAAGGGGTTTTTTGATTATGAGCAAAAATAAGTTAAGATATATTGGTAATCCAAAAACTATTTTAGCAATAGATGCTTCTACAAACTCTATGGCATTTTCTGTTTTTAGAGAAAGACAGTTGATTAAGTTTGGAAAAGTTCATTTTTATGGAAATCATGTATATGAAAGAACTGGTGACGCTACTAAAAAGGTATCAGCATTTTTGAAAGACTATGATATTGATGCGATAGTAATTGAGTCTGCAATATATACAAACTCTCAAAACACTGCAATAACATTGTCTCTTGTACAAGGTGCAATTCTTGGAGCAAGTCAAATGTATCATAGAGCACCAATAGTGTCGTGCTCTCCAGTTTCATGGCAGTCTTGGATTGGAAATGGTAGATTAAAAAAAGAAGAGAAGTTAGCAATAAAAGATCTTTATGGTCCAGATAAATCATACTCTTTTTATAAGTCAAAAGAAAGAGAATTTAGAAAAGCAAGAACAATTAAAAAAGTTAATATTGAGTTTAGTTTAGAAGTAGATGATGATGACGTTGCTGACTCAATTGCAATCGGCTGGTATGCATCAGAAAATTGGCATAAGTTAGTTGATCAACCACATAATCTTGACAAGGGCAAGGGGTAATGATAAAATGAAGTTATATACAAGCGAAGCATGGTTAAGAAAAAGGTATCTAGTTGATAAGAAAAGTCCTGAACAAATTGCAAAAGAGTGTGGAGCATCTGTTGAAACTATATACGTATATCTTGCCAAGTTTGGTCTTAGAAAGTCGAAGAGGTAAAAATGGCTGAATATCCACACATGAATCTTGAAAAACAACTCGAAGATAGAATGAAATTTATTAGAGATATCTCAACGCAAGCACCAGCGGGTAGAAAGATATTGGATGAATGTCTAGATATAGCAGAACTACTTATTAATAAGAATAACTCATATGGTAGTTCATATAGTCATCCTATAAATATATTTAGCAAATCTACCCCAAAAGAGCAAATTTATATTCGTATTGATGATAAACTTAATAGAATACACAAAGGTAAAGAATATGCATCTGAAGATACTATTCTAGATCTAATAGGATATCTTGTATTACTAAGGACACTAGACAATGAACGATGATTTAGTTAAACATTTAGACTTGGTTAACCAGGTTGCTTCAGAATATTTAAAAGGTTCTGACGCTTCTCAAATATCAAAAGACCTAGCCATTCCACGTCAAAAGGTTTTAAATCTATTAAGTGATTGGCGTTCAATGGTTTCTAATAACCAAGCCATTCATGCACGTGCTAAAGAAGCACTTGCTGGTGCTGATCAACATTACTCATCTTTAATTAAAAAAACATATGAAGTTATTGATGCTGCAGACTCTACTGCAAATCTTACAGCAAAGACAACCGCTATCAAACTGATAGCAGACATTGAAAGTAAAAGACTTGAAATGTTACAAAAAGCAGGGCTATTGGATAATAAAGAAATAGCAGAACAAATTATTGAAATGGAACGTAAACAAGGTATTCTAATTAATATATTGAAAGAGGTAGCCACAAAGTACCCAGAAATACGTGAAGAAATTATGCGTAAACTTTCTGAAGTACAAACTGAGGTGGTAGTAATTGACAATTGATTTTAGTGACTTTCTAGAAGCATTAGATGAAAGTCCATTTGAAGAAATGCCAGTAGATGTTAAAACTTTTGTAAGAAGTAAAGACTATCTTAATATGCCAGAACTTTCTGAGTATCAATATACACTTGTAGAATGCATGAGTCAAATTTATAAAAAAGAAGATGTTGAAAGATGGCTAGGAAAAGAAAAAGGAAATGAACATTACAAAAAATATACTAAACAAGAAGTTATTCTTATGTGTGGAAAGGGTAGTGGTAAAGACCATACTTCTACCATTGGCTGTGCTTATCTTGTCTATAAACTTTTGTGCCTCAAAGATCCATCGAGGTATTTTGGGAAACCATCGAATGATGCGATAGACTTGATTAACGTTGCAGTAAACGCACAACAAGCAAAGAACGTATTTTTTAAAGGATTTAAATCAAAGATTGAAGGGTCACCTTGGTTTGCTGGAAAATATAAAGAACCAAAAATAGATAGTATTGAATTTAATAAATCAATAACTGTATATTCTGGACATTCTGAACGTGAATCTGCAGAAGGTTTAAACTTAATGCTTGCAGTACTTGATGAAATTTCTGGTTTTGCAATGGAAGGTGCTGGAGGAAATGATCAAGGAAAAACTGCTGATAACTTATATAAAGCATTTCGTGGATCGGTAGACTCTCGCTTTCCTGACTACGGAAAGGTCATTTTACTATCATTTCCTAGATTTAAAGGAGACTTTATTTCTCAAAGATATGAGGACGTTGTTGCAGAAAAAGAAACAATAGTTAGAAGTCATGAATTTATAATTAACCCATTGATGTCTGAGGATGATCCATCTAATAAATTTACAATAGAGTGGGAAGAAGATGCTATCCTATCTTATAAATTTCCTGGAGTATTTGCTCTTCGTAGACCAACGTGGGAAATGAACCCAACAAGAAAGATTGAAGATTTTAAAATTGCATTCTTTACAGATGCTGCAGATGCACTTATGCGTTTTGCTTGTATGCCAACAGTTTCATCAGATGCATTTTTTAAGTCAAGAGAAAAGGTTGAAAGAGCATTATCAAACAGAAATCCATTAGATAATAATAGAAGATTTGACTTAACATTTAAGCCAAAAGAGGATGTTGAATACTTTGTTCATGCTGATCTTGCACAAAAACATGACAAATGTGCTGTATCTATTGCACATGTTGACAAGTGGGTAAGCGTTCAATCTTTTAATAACTATGAGCAAATTGTTCCTTTTGTTGTTGTTGACGCAATAGCATGGTGGGAACCTAGAAGAGAAGGGCCAGTAGACCTAAGTGAAGTTAAAAACTGGATTATTGATTTAAGAAGAATGGGATTTAATCTAGGATTAGTTACCTTTGATCGTTGGCAATCATTTGATATTCAACAAGAATTAAAACAGGTAGGAATTAAAACAGATACACTGTCTGTTGCTAAAAAACACTATGAAGATTTATCTATGTTGATTTATGAAGATAGGGTAGTTGCTCCACATATTGATATCCTACTTGAAGAAATGTTAGAACTAAGAATTATGAGTAGCAACAAGGTTGATCATCCTAGAAAGAAATCTAAAGACTTAGCAGATGCTATGTGCGGTTCTGTATATAATGCAATTGTTCATGCTCAAAGAGATAGAATGAAAGAAATAGATATTCATACTTGGTCTCGTGGTGGAGTCGACAGGGATACTATTAATGATGATGACGATGACTTTGGTTTTCCAAAAGAAAAAATTAGAGGAAAGGTTGGCGACTTTGGCGGGGGATATAGATTAATATAATGGATCCTACTGAAGAAGAATATAATGAACTAATGGCTAAATTATTAGAAATAGGTGCTTTGGAATTAACTGGGTATGACTCTATATCTGGACAATTTACATATAATATAACTCCAGAATGTGAACACCTAGTCCCTGAACTATGGGAAGAACACTTTAAATTTGTCAATGAACTGGCATTTAAAATGTGGGACGAGGGGCTAATAGAAATGTCTTTCGATAAAGACGGCACCCCTATGGTAATGCTAAAGCCAGAGACCGTAGCCATAAAGGATACATTGCCTGACGATAAAAGGTTCTTTGTGGAGAATATGATCAATAAACATAATGATGGTATAATTTAATCATGCCTTACGATATTAAAAGAAATTATGGTGGCTGCAAAGGTTATGCAGTAGTTGGTCCAAGTGGCCCACATGGGTGTCACCCATCACGTAAAAAAGCAATTGAACAACAAAGAGCCTTGTATGCTGCTGAAGCACAGGCTAAAAAATCACACGATGGTGCTATTACAAATGAAGATACACCAAATATGAAACCGCATTCAATGGAAGAGTGTTCAGATCCAAAAAATTGTCCAGAACATAACATGGATGATGATATGGACAAAAAGTCTCCATGCTGGGAAGGTTACGTACAACGTGGCATGAAGCCAGGAAAAGATGGACAAATGGTTCCTAATTGTGTACCAGTTAAAAAGTCAAAAGAATTAGAAGAATGCTGTCCAGATCAAGTTATACAAAAATCACTTACCAATAAACAAACAGACATTTTTTTCCCAAGTCTTGGAATATGAAAATGATTAAAGAAGATATGTGGGAGGGTAAGCCACTATATGACAAATTATCAAATGAAGAAAGGGCATTAGCAGATTCTTTATTAGCCCTATCAAATAAAGTTGGACCATTAGATAAAGCAAAAGGAATTTGGGTTGGATACGAAGATGCTATAACAAATGAAAATGCATCAATTGGTGTAAAGTGTGGAAACTGTGCATTACATAAATCTTCAGTTGCTTGTGCAATATTAGAGTCCCCTATAGAAGAAGATGGTGCCTGTAGATTTGCTGTTATTCCAGACGGATACGTAACAGTTGGTAGCGATGTTCAAGACGACATGGATAATCCAGATCATGAAGATGATATGTCAAAAGCATCAATTGAAAGTTTAAATTTAAAACCAACAGAGTCTATGGCAAACAATGCACGCAGAGGTTTAGAACTAAGAAGAAAATTTGGTCGAGGCGGAACAGCAGTTGGAGTTGCTCGAGCAAGAGACTTAGCAAATAGAAAAGAACTAAGTCCAGAAACTGTAGCCAGAATGTATTCTTTCTTTTCTCGTCATGAGGTAGATAAAAAAGGTAAAGATTGGAATAATTCTGAAAGACCTTCTAATGGCAAGATTGCTTGGCTGTTGTGGGGTGGAGATTCTGGATACGCATGGGCCAGATCAAAATGGAATG